GACTGCACAGAGCTTCTGTTTATTGATGCGGATGTCATTGTCACGCCTGACGACATTCTGCGCTTGATGGCCCAGAGCGGACACATGGACATCACTGCGGGTGCATATCCACGCAGAGCTAAAGATGCCAAGTTCTTTGCTGATGTCTACTATGACCACAACGGCGAGTTAGAGTTTGAAGGCTCTATGATGCGTTTAAAGCGTGCTCCTACAGGTTTTATGCTGATCCAGCGCCACGTCATTGAGCAGATGATTGCAGCGCATCCTGAGTGGACTTATGAAAAATCCCCAACAGAGAAGATGTCAGCAGTGTTTGACTTTGCTATCCGTGATGGCAAGTATGTTGGTGAAGACTACCTGTTCTGCGACCGCGCAACTGAAATGAACTTTACAGTCTACCTAGACGTAGACATTAGCCTGCCGCACGTCGGCCAAGAAACGTTTGAGCGCAATTTCCGCGAGGAGGTTGTGATGCCTTTGCTGGAGAACATTTACCAGCATAAGTTGAAAGTTGTAAATGGCTAAGAGTGCAGCATGGACGAGAAAAGAAGGCAAGAACCCGAATGGTGGTTTAAACGCCAAGGGCCGAGCCTCTGCCAAAGCGCAAGGCATGAATTTGAAACCGCCCCAGCCAGAAGGAGGCTCCCGGCGAGACTCTTTCTGTGCGAGGATGAGTGGCATGAAAAAGAAGCTAACGAGCGCCAAGACAGCCAACGATCCGGATTCACGCATCAATAAAGCTTTGAGGGCTTGGAATTGTTAGATCTAAATACAGCATGGTCTGCCATCTTGTCATTAGTGATTGGATTGTTAGGCTACATGATGAACGAAAAGTTCAGGGAACTGGCACGTGTCACGATCCTGTTGAACAAAACTCGTGAGGAGGTAGCTCGTGATAACGTTACTCAAGCAGAAATTGACCGCATTACAAGTCACATTGACCAACGCTTTAATAAGCTTGAAGAAAAAATTGACCAGCTTATTCGGCAAGGGAGATAATGATGCCAAGTAGTTCTAAAAAACAAGCTGATTTCATGCGTGCGGTGGCCCACAGCCCATCATTCGCAAAGAAGACCGGAGTGCCCATGTCAGTGGGCAAAGACTTTTCAGCGGCTGATAAAGGCCGTAAATTTTCAAAAGGCGGCACTATGGCTAAGAGCGACATGAAAGAAGACATGGCCATGGACTTGAAACAAGATAAGTCTATGATGCAAAAGGCTGTAAACAAACATGAGAGCCGCCTGCACAAAGGCCAGCCCATGACCAAACTTGCAAAGGGTGGTTACACCCGTGCAGCAGACGGCTGTGCCACTAAGGGTAAAACCAAGGGCACAATGATTACCATGAACAAGGGCGGAATGGCCTGCTAAGGAGTTGATATGGCGACTAGAAAACCTATGAAGAAGTTTAAACGCTACGAAGGTGGCGGCGAAGTTATGGGCGAAATGGATCCCATGGAAGCCGCTGCTAAAAAACGTGGCCTAGAGATGTCAAACAAAGAAGCTCCTGTAGGCTTCTTTGAGCGTATCCGCGCAGGTAATATTGACCAGCCCGGTACAGAGGCGTACAACCGCTTTGGTGCTGGCCGTGGTAAAGCTGAGGCTCCCGCTCCTGTTACTGTGCGTCCTCCTGCAACGCCTGCAATGCCTGCCGCATCTTCACGTCCATTGTCTGATGACATGTATTCAGACTATGGCCCAAGTGCTGGCCGAAGTTCTAGTGAAACAATCACGCCTACACGTCCTATGGCTACTAAGCCTGTAGTGCCAGCTAAACCAACTGCCACGCCAGTACCTCCATTAAGCACTGGTGGCCCTGATCGCAGTAGTTTAATTAACAAGCCTTCGTTAAATACCAACTACAGCAATGAAGGCCGTAACAAGCCTGCGCCAGCCGCTCCTACCAAGCCCACCATGGACACTAAAGCCATGAATGAGGATGCCAAAAAAGCTATGGCTGATGATCCAAGCTCTTTAATGGGTATGGCTGGAGCCGGTGCAGCAGCTTTGTTTGGCGCAAGCAAATTAGGCAAGATGTTTAAAGGCGCAAAGAACGCCGCCAGTGCTGGAAAAAGTTTAATTACATCTCCAGCGGCAAAGAGTGCCATGGGTAAAGCTGATGACGCAAAAGCAGCCTCAGCCTACGACAAGCTGAAGAAAAGCAGCTTTACCAAGGGCGACGATGTTACCGATGTAGTACCCAAATCTACTGCTATGAAGCAGTTAGGTAAGCCGACTGGCAAGAAACCATTGGATGAGTCTGATACTACAGGCGGCGCAATCGGCTACAAACGCGGCGGTAAGATGAAGAAGTATGCCTCCGGTGGAATGGTTTCATCTGCGTCTAAACGTGCTGACGGTATTGCCACTAAAGGCAAAACTCGTTGCAAGATTTGTTAAGGAACTATCATGAGTCCAGCAGAAAAAGAAGCTCGTCAAGAGCAAGCCGACCGCAAAATGCGGGCACAGGCTGAAAAAGCTTACAACAAAGAAATGCCAGAACCTGACACTACGTTTGGCAATTTAGGTAAAAAAGCAGTTGCAGCCACGATGGCTGTGCCTGCTGGCATAGCAGGGGCTACTTTGTTAGGTCTTCAGCCGGGCAGCCCCGGCATGATTGATTCTGCAAAATACGGCGCAAAGACCATGTATCACACTGTTATGGGTGATAAAAAATCCAACGACAAAGCTGAAAAAGATTACATGGATTCGGCCAAACGCGCTCAAAGCATTGAGACTAAACGCAATACTGGTGAAGATACCAATGCTGCTGGTGACTCATACAAAAAAGGCGGCATGACTGCCAAGTACCAGTCATTTTCCAAGACAGGTAAACCTGATGGCATGAAGAAAGTAACCAAGATGGCTAACGGTGGCTTTGTACGTGCTGCCGATGGGATTGCCCAGCGTGGCAAAACCCGTGGAAAGTTGGTTTAAACATGATTGCCAGCCGTGGAATGGGAGCCATGCTCCCTAGCAAAATGCCCAAAGGTGTCAAGAAAGCCCGTCGGGATGACACTGACTTTACTCAGTACGCTGAAGGCGGCGAAGTGGAAGAAGAAACGTTACCTAGTGATGTTAAATTTAACGTACAACGTCCACGTTTAAACCTTAAACAAAAAGAGTTGTCGGGTCGCTTAACTGCCGATACGCAACTTGGTGCTAACACATCTTTGCAAGGCTATTTAGATGGCGGTATTAACAAGCGTGGCCCAAATGTTAAAGGGTTTGGTGTTAACCTAACTCATCGATTTGCCAAAGGCGGTGAAGTCTGGGATAAGCCAAGGCCTGAGGGTTTGGCTAAACCCAAGAAATTAGCGCCTGCAAAAAAAGCAAAAGCCAAGGCTATGGCTAAAGCCGCAGGCCGCCCATACCCAAATTTAGTTGATAACATGAGAGCGGCTAAGAAATGACCACTACCGGCAGCACCCTCTTTAATCTTGACTTCACGGAAATTGCCGAGGAAGCATGGGAGCGTGCGGGCAGGGAGATGCGTTCAGGCTATGACTTGCGTACAGCACGCAGATCAATGAACCTAATGACCATTGAATGGCAGAACCGTGGTATCAACATGTGGACAATGGAGCAGGGTTTCATTAACCTGACTCCGGGTCTGGCGACGTATGCTTTGCCTACAGACACAATTGATTTGTTAGAGCAGGTTATCCGTACAGGCCAGAACTCAGCATCCACACAGGCTGACTTAACAATCACCCGTATTAGTGTTTCTACCTATGCGACCATTCCAAACAAACTCCAACAAGCCCGTCCAATCCAAGTCTGGGTTCAGCGTTTGTCTGGAGAAGTTAACCCAACGGCTGCGATTTTGGATGGAGCCATCACCTCCACGGCAACCACGATCACGCTTAACACGGTGGTTGGGTTAGCTGGATCAGGATTTATTCGTTTAAACAGCGAAGACATCTATTACACCTACATATCAGGGAATACCCTAAGCGGTGTATTCCGTGGGCAGAACAACACAACTGCTGCTGCACAAGCGGATGGCACGGCTGTCTTTGTTCCTCAGCTTCCTGCGGTTACTGTCTGGCCTACGCCTGATAACAGCACGCCCTACCAGTTTGTTTACTGGAGACTGCGCCGGGTTCAAGATTCTGGCGCTGGTGTAGAAACAGCCGACATGAACTTCCGCTTCCTGCCCTGCCTTGTGGCTGGGTTGGCGTACCACATTGCCATGAAAGTGCCTGAGTTGATGCCTCGCCTTGAGATGCTCAAGGCTGCATACAACGAGCAGTTTGATCTGGCAGCCGGTGAAGACAGGGAGAAAGCCGCAATTCGGTTTGTGCCCCGTCAGCAGTTCATTGGTGGGAGTATGTAATGGGTAACCGATTTGCATCCGGCAAGATAGCGATTGCTGAGTGTGATCGGTGCGGCCAGCAATACCAGTTAAAGAAGCTTAAGACTGAGGTCATTAAGCAGCGCCAGTATCAGTTGCTGGTGTGCCCAGAATGCTGGGATCCAGACCAACCGCAGTTAATGCTTGGTACGTTCCCAGTGGATGATCCTCAAGCTCTACGCAATCCGCGTAGGGATACAACATATGTCACCTCAGGTGTAAACGTTAATGGGTACACCTCAGGCGGTTCGAGGGATATTCAGTGGGGCTGGAATCCCGTTGGCGGGGCCAGTAATTTTGATGATGCGTTAACGCCAAACTACTTGGTGGCAACGACATTTGTTGGTACAGTTACAGTATCTTAAGGAGTTTAAACATGGCTTACACACGATCAGCAGACGGCATTGCCAAAAAAGGCAAAACCGAAGGCACAAACCTTGGCAACAGCGGCCCCACTCAGAAAGAAATGATGGGCGGCAAAGGCAAAGGTAAGGGCAAAACCAACGCCGACATGAAGTCTATGGGACGTGGTTTGGCAAAAATTGCAGCACAGAAGCGAGGCTAATCATGGCTACATTCAGCAAAAAGATGATGGGCAAAGAAGTTGGCGATGCCAAAGTCTATGCCAAGCCACACACTATGTCTGGCAAAGAAGTGAAAGCTTCTTCTACGCCCGGCAGTGGCCCTAACCGCAGCAATGCAGCCAATGTCGATATGTCTGTAGGCAACATCAGCCGTTCGGCTGGTAATGAAGCAGTCAAGACATCTGGCATTAAAGTCCGTGGTACTGGTGCAGCTACCAAAGGTTTGATGGCTCGTGGCCCAATGGCCTAAGGTTTAAACGATGGCAATGACATACGCCCAACTCGTGGCTGCGGTACAGGATTACACGCAGAACACGTTTGACACGACCACGATCAATACAATGATCAAGCAGGCGGAGCAGCGCATCTATAACACGGTGCAGATTGCCAACTTGCGTAAGAATGTCACGGGTGTACTGTCTACCGGCAATAAGTACTTGGCCTGTCCAGAAGACTTCCTGTCGGTATACAGCCTTGCCATATACCCTTACAACACCACGACTGCCACTGGCACGTCTGGTGCAAAGAGCATTGTTGTGACCAGTACTACCGGCGTGGCGTTAGGCCAGCAGGTTACGGGTACAAACATTGGAACTAATGCCATTGTGCGCGGGATCAGTGGAACAACAATCTATTTGACTGTAGCCAACAGCGGTACTGTGTCCACTACGGTCACCTTCCAAGGCGACTACCTGTACCTGCTTAACAAGGACGTTAACTTCGTCCGTGAGGCGTATCCATTGAGCGCAGTGGTGTCTGAGCCTAAGCATTACGCCATCTTTGGCCCGCAGTCTTCCAACGTCAATGAGTTGTCGTTCATCCTTGGCCCTACGCCAAATGCCAACTACTACGCTGAACTGCACTACTATTACTATCCAGAGTCTATTTGTACCACCACAACCACATGGCTGGGTGATAACTTTGACTCTGCATTGCTGTATGGCACGCTGTGCGAGGCCGGAACATACATGAAGAGCGCACCGGAAGACGGTATGTATAAGACGTACCAAGAACGGTACGTTCAGGCTATTGCTCTTCTCAAGAACTTGGGTGACGGCAAACAACGTGCTGACGCTTACCGTGATGGTCAGATTAGGGTTCCTGTGGCATGAGTTACATCTTACAAACCCAAACGACCAGCTTTAAAACACAGCTTTATACAGCCGTTCATAACCTATCCACGGATACGTTAAAGATTGCCCTGTACACGGCCAATGCTGATTTAAACGAGGCAACCACTGTTTACACGACTACCGCAGAGGTGACGGGTACAGGATACGTTGCAGGCGGGGTGGCCTTGACTGGTGTAACCATTAACTCGTCTGGCTCTACGGCTTATGTAGACTTTGCTGATGTAGTGTTTAACGCATCGGTTACGGCTCGTTGTGCGTTGATCTACAACGTCACGCAGGGTAACAAATCCATTGCTGTGTTGGACTTTGGGTCTGACAAAACCTCTACCAATTTCACCATCACAATGCCTGCTAACACAGCGACCGCAGCATTGATTCGTTCTTCTAACTAAGGAGTCACCATGACTATTGACAAAATGACTGCCACCGACATGGTGCAAGCATCTACTAAATACAACACAATGCCTGAAGACTCTATGAGTATTGAGGGCTTTTACACTGCTGTCTGCCACGGCGCTGACGGTCAGCTTAAGTGGACAGAGCCTTTCTGCAACTTGGTCACTACAGTTGGCAAGAACTTTACGCTGGACACCACGCTGGGTAACACCGCTGGCGGCGCAGTTGTGATGGGTCTTAAAGGTACAGGTACAGCAGTTGTAGCTGATACGCAAGCCTCTCACGCCACATGGTTAGAAGTTGGCCTAGCTAATGCTCCTACATACTCAGGCAATCGTCCTACACCATCATTTAGCGCGGCTTCTGCTGGTAGCAAGACAACATCTTCTGCGGTGTCGTTTTCCATTACCAGCACTGGCACTGTTGCAGGTTGCTTCATTAACATTGGTGGTAGCGCAACTAAAGACTCAACGACTGGCACATTGTTCTCCGCTGGAGACTTTTCTAGTTCTAAGTCTGTTGTTTCTGGCGACACCATTGCTGTTACTTACACTGCTACATTGACTTGATATGGCTGCTGGATGGGGTGATGGCGATTGGGGTGCTTTAGGCTGGGGTGGTGTTACCGCCTACGAAGTCAGCATTACCGAGCCTCTCACCACATCCACAGCGTGGGGTGAAGATACTTGGGGGTCTGGTCTTTGGGGCGGTACAGTACCGTTTGAAGAAACTCAGACTGTCCAGTTCACGGCTAATGCGTCTATAACTGAGACTGCGGCTATAGCGGATAGCCAGTCTGCAATCACTGCATTTTTGGGGTCTGTTACTGAAACCGCAGCCATTACATCTACAGAGTCAGCTACGGCGGCGTTTGCGGCATCCATTACAGAGACAGCCGTAACATCCACTACGGAAGAAGCTACAGCCAACTTCCCAGTATCAATTACAGAAACATCGGTTACATCCACGACTGAGGAAGTGGCGGCAACATTTGCCAAATCAATTACTGAGACTGCGGCTACTTCTACAACGGAATCTGTAGCGGCTACATTTGCTAGAACAGTGGTAGAAGCCATGTTGATTCAAGACAACATAACGGCTACAACAGCTTACACAGACACGGTTTCTGACTCTTTAGAGACAAGTACAACGGAATCTGCCACGGCTAATTTCCCAGTCTCTATTACTGAGACTAACCCAATATCAACAGTTGAAGAGGCTGTTGCCACGTTCTTGGGTGATATTACCGAGTCAATGGCAATCTCAGAGCAGCAGTTGTTTGTCTGGCTGGCTGACATTATTGAAACAATGGCTACGTCTGACTCGACAACGGTTGGAACGTATTACACAGAATTTATTGCAGAGCTTGCGGCTATCGCGGATAATCCACAGGCGGCTACTGCGTACAATGTAAGCACCTCGGATACGATGGCAATTACATCCACTGAAAATGGGCGTAATTTGTGGGAAGTAATAGATGACACCGAGACTGCAAACTGGCAAAATATCAGCAATCCACAAACACCGGGCTGGTCGGATGTTGATACCGTAGAAACGCCCGGTTGGACACAAATTTCTACTCAGTAGGAGCAATAGATGGCAAATACATCGCTAATAGGACTAACCCTCCCAGCAACAGGCACACTGTCAGGTCAGTGGGGCGACACGGTTAATAATGCTATCTCGCAGATTATTGACGTTGCGGTAGCCGGAACCCAAACAATCTCGACTGATGCAGACATTACGTTGTCTTTGACAACAGGTACATATGCCAGTACAGGTCTGACGGGCAATAGCTCCCAGTACGCAGTGATTTTATGGACTGCCGGTGGTACAGCCACTAGAACCATTACAGTCCCTGCTCAGTCCAAAATCTATGTGGTAATTAACGCCACAACCAGCACTCAGTCAATTACTGTTAAAGCTGCAACAGGAACGGGCGTAACCTTGTTGGCCGGTACTAGGGCTGTTATAGCTTGGGATGGCACTAACTTTGTAAACGTAGGTGGTGGTTTACCAGCGGGTTCAACCACTCAAGTCCAATACAATAATGCTGGGGCATTTGGCGCTTCTGCCAATATGACGTTTGACGGGACTAAGCTGACTGTTGGAAACTTATTGGATTCTGGACTTACGGCAAGTAAACCGGTTTTTACAGATGCTAGTAAGAATTTAGTTTCGACAGGTACTCTTGGCGTTGACCAAGGTGGTACAGGGTTGGCTACAACCACTGCTTATAGCGTGGTGTTTACGGGCACAACTTCTACTGGTAACTTTCAAGCTTCGGCTGGCCCCGGAACAACAGGTTATCTTTTGACAAGTAATGGCGCAGGAGCGTTACCAACTTGGCAAGCGGCTCCCGCAACTGGTGCTACTCGCGGTCAAGCAGTGGCTATGGCTCTCGTCTTCGGTCTATAAGGAAACATCATGGCAAATCCAAATATTGCTGGCAGTTCAACCACAATTTACGGTGTAACAACCTATCTAACACCATCTGCAACTACAGCCGTAGTGCTTCTTCCTAACGCTGCTTCTAGCGGTACAGTGATGAAGATTAACCAGATCGTGGCAGCTAATGTGAACGGCTCTGCGGCAGTTAACACAACTGTGTCTATCTACACCAACGGTGCAGTAGCTCAAGGTTCTGCTCCTAGCAGTGGTACGGCATACCCAATTGTTTCAACCGCTTCCGTCCCTGCTACGGCTTCATTGGTTGTTGTGGACAAAACATCAGCTTTGTATCTGATGGAGGGTTCTTCAATCACTGTTACATCCGGCACAGCCAGCGGCATTACCTACAGCATCAGCTATGAGTTGATAGCGTAAACGGAGGCAATCATGTCTCTTAAATGGACTGGTGGAGTACGTTCGCCGACCTATAACGGCCTTAACTACCCTGTCACAACGGTGGAATACCTTGTCGTGGCTGGCGGTGCTTCTGGTGGAGGTAACCTTGCTGGAGGTGGCGGCGCGGGTGGTTTGTTAACTGCTACTGGTTATGCCGTTACCCTTGGCTCAAGTATCACTATAACTGTTGGTGCTGGGGGCGCTAGTGTAAGTAGCTCCGCTAGTAATGGTGTTAACGGCTCTAACTCTGTATTAGCTGGTAACACAACAATTACTACTACAGGTGGTGGTGCTGGCGGAACGGATGGTCAAGGTGGTACTGGTGGAGGCTCAGGCGGTGGTGCTGGAAGTAGAACGCAAACAGGAGGAGCTGGAACTTCAGGTCAAGGATTTGCTGGTGGAAATTCTGCCACTGGTGACTATTATTCTGGTGGTGGTGGTGGTGCTGGCTCTGCGGGTGGGTCGGCAATACTTGCAACCAAACTTGCTGGTATAGGCGGAGCAGGTTTGGTATCTTCTATTTCAGGCTCACCAATTCAATACGCTGGCGGCGGCGGCGGTGCGGCTCTTACTGGATATTTAGGCATAGGCGGCATAGCAAGTGCTGGAAATGGTGGGCAAGCAATTCAGTCCCCTGCAACATTTCAATTTCGTGCTACTAGCGGCATAGCAAACACAGGCTCTGGTGGTGGTGGCGGTGGATGGGACACAGTTAGTGGCAGTGGAAGTGGAGCAGGCGGCTCTGGCATCGTAATCCTACGCTACCCATCTTATTTACTTCCTGCGGCATCTACAACTGGATCACCAGAAATATACATTGCGGGTCAGTACCGAGTGTATAAATTTATTGCATCTGGAACAATCACATTCTGAGGTTATATGGCAACAGGTCTTTTTACCCTCAAGCAAGTTAACCAAGCCATTCGTCAAGGCGCATGGTCAGGCAATATCGCACCTCAATTTGTAGAGTACCTTTGCGTTGCTGGTGGTGGTGGCGGTGGCTCAGGCTATGGCTCTGATGCTGGCTCTGGTGGTGGTGCAGGTGGATTGTTAACAGGCATAGTTCCTGTTGTGGCTGGTACTTCTTACACAGTCACGGTGGGTGGTGGTGGTAATGGAGCAACCAATGGCGCAGATACTACAGGTTCAACTGGAGTAAATTCGGTATTTGGAAATATTACTTCTCTAGGCGGAGGTGGTGGGCAATCCCCAACTACATCAAGAGTGGGCGCATCTGGTGGTTCTGGTGGTGGCGGCATGGATACTGGTGCAGGCGGAAGCGGAACATCTGGTCAAGGCAATGCAGGTGGCAACAGTACTGGAACTGCTGGTTTAGAAGCCGGTGGCGGCGGTGGAGCAGGGACAGTAGGATTAAATTCTAAGGACGGCTCTAGAATTGGTGGAAATGGTGGTGCTGGTATTGGAAATACTCTTACTGGCACAGTAGGTGCTTATGCTGGAGGTGGCGGCGGTGCGGGTGCGGCCGCATCAAGTATTGGAGGCCAAGGCGGTGTAGGTGGTGGCGGAGGTGGTTATGGTGTAGCCACAAGTTATTTTGCTAATGGAACAACAAACACAGGCGGGGGTGGCGGGGGTCACGGAGACAACGGACAAGCAGGTGCAAATGGCGGTTCAGGTTTTGTTGTAGTCAGATACCCCGGCACAATTGCGTTTTACACTGGTGGTATTGTTTACACCTATGGCGATTACGTTATCCATGTATTCATGTCTAGCGGCACACTAGCACCAACGACAGCGGTGACACCTGCTGGCCCATGCACAACCAAAGCAATTTTTGGATACGGTAATGGCAGTGCTGGAAATTTTTCTGTTACCAATTTGGTTTCTAGCGCAGGTGTCGTTGCAACTGATACGACTGGTGTTGGAACAGCTAGAGTTTATTTAGCCGCTACGGGATACGGAACAGACAAAGCCATTTTTGGTTATGGAAACAGCGGGTCAGTTACTGCAATATCTAATTTAGTATCAAATACTGGGGTTGTGGCTACGGACACGACTGGAGTCGGTACGGCAAGATCGGATTTAGCCGCCGCAAGATACGGATCAGATAAAGGTATTTTTGGTTATGGATATATTTCCGCCAATCCCGGAACAGCTATAAGTAACCTTGTTTCTAATACAGGTGTTATTGCCACAGACACCGCAGGTGTTGGTACAGCAAGAAATGGTCTTGCCGCCGCTGGTTATGGAATAGATAAAGCCATTTTTGGTTATGGTTATGGTTCTAGCAATCTTTCTATGACCAACTTGGTGTCAAATACGGGTGTAGTTGGGATTGATAAAACTGGTGTTGGGACAGCTCGTAATAGTTTGGCGGCAACTACATTTGGGATAAATAAAGCTATTTTTGGATTTGGAGCCGCATCTTCATTTTATTCTATAACCAATATTGTTTCCAACACTGGTGTTGTGGCAGACGATACTACTGGAGTTGGTACAGCTAGAGGTGGTTTAGCCGCCGCAGTTTACGGCACAGACAAAGCTATATTTGCTTATGGAACAACAATAGGCGGTGGTTCTGGATGGGTTTCTACAAGTAATTTAGTATCCAATAATGGGGTGGTTGCATCTAATACTACTGGTGTAGGCACTGCACGCCAAGGTTTATCCGCCGCAGGATACTCAGTTACATAATTGGATTAAAAATGCCACTACCTGAAAATATAATCCTCACAGCAGAACAAATTGCACACGCAGTTGAAGACGCTCGTAATGCAACGCACCCAGCATCATGGGTGTGGAGTGACAATGCCTCATCTTGGATTGCTCCTATTGCAGAACCAACTGACGGACTGCCATATTTGTGGGACGAAGCCGCAGGCAACTGGATGCCGTTCCCTGATTACCCAAGGGGCTGAAGTTTATGGCATCAAATTTAAACTCAGAATTCAACTACCGATACCAAGTTATTGGTTCAACGCCTTGGGAAAAGATCAAGACCCTTCAAGGGTTTTTGGTTGGACGTAAACGGGCGGCTGTGCTTGAAGAAGTGGCAGCATTAAAGTATCAGGCCAAGCTGGAGGAACTCAAGCACCTTAAAACCGTGCCAGCTTTACCGCACGTTCTTTTAAACTTGCAGGCTGAAATCATTGAACTTGAATCGTTCCTTGATGACCAAACCCATGCGTTCAGGTTAAACGACAAAGAAATTGAAATTCTAAATAAACTATTGACTGAGTTGTACATTGAAGTTGAGCCTACCAGACTTAAGCATGAGGACGGTACGCCCTACACAGATGACGAAATGTTTGAAGCCAACGCAAACCATGAGTTTACAGTAACGATTGGGCGTGAAATTCAAGCTGAAATTATTGCAAATGGCAGACCATCACCTGCTAAATTGTTAAACGCTATGAGCAATCCGCAGACACTTGAAGCGCTTAAGATGGTTGGAATTGTTCCAAAAGAAACCATTTTGCTTGGCGAAAAAGATGTTACTTTGCAGATTGAAAACACACAAATGGAGTTGACATGAGCGCAAACTTGGGCGGTTACATATCGGCGACATTCAATCCGCTAACCAGCGGAGTACCTGCTACGGTTGAATATCTAGTAGTTGCTGGTGGGGGCGGAGGTGGAGGTGGCGCAACACAAGCGTCTGGCGGCGGTGGTGGCGGCGCTGGAGGCTTGCTTTTTTCCGCAGGGTTTGCTGTTGCGGCTGGGACTGCATTGACGGTTACTGTCGGTGCTGGCGGTGCTGGCGGTGCTGCATCAAACGTTCTTGCTGCAAACGGTTCAAACTCTGTTTTTAGCTCTATTACTACAACAGGCGGTGGTGGAGGTTCTGGTAATGTTGGTTCTGGTTCCGCTGGTGGTTCTGGTGGTGGTGCATCTGCTACAGGGTCAGGAGGTGCGGGTACATCTGGTCAAGGGTTTATTGGTGGTAGCCCGGCTGGTTCAGGCAATTATGGCGGTGGCGGAGGTGGTGGCTCTGGCTCTGCTGGAATAACTGGTTCGGGAGTGGCTGGAGGCTCTGGCGGTACTGGCACTGTCTCATCTATTTCTGGTGCTCGTATTTTTTATGCTGGTGGTGGCGCGGCTGGAACATACAATGGTGGTACTGTTGGCTTTTCTATTGCTGGTGGTGGCGCGGCTGGAACATCTGGTGGAGGTAATGGGCAACCAGCGTTATCAAATACAGGTTCTGGTGGCGGCGGTGGTTCATTTGGAGCAGGTGGTTCACCAGCTTACACGGGTGGCGCAGGAGGCTCTGGCATCGTCATTATTCGTTACCCTTCTAACTGCGCTCCACCCGCTTCCACATCAGGAAGCCCTCAGATAAACTACGCTGACGGGTATCAGATTTACACTTGGACTTCATCTGGAACTGTAACTTTTTAAGGATCAAACATGGCACATTTTGCAAAAGTAGAAAACGGTGTAGTGACGCAAGTCATCGTCATTGAGCAAGACGTTTTAAATCTTGGTCACTGGGGCGATCCAGCATCTTGGGTTCAGACTTCATACAACACTTATGGTGGAGTTCACACGCAAGGTGGTACGCCACTGCGTAAGAATTTTGCTGGTATTGGATACACATACGACTCAGGCCGTGATGCGTTTATTCCTCCCAAACCATTTGCGTCTTGGTTATTGAATGAATCCACTTGTCAGTGGGGTGCACCTATAGCGATGCCTGTTGTAGAAGGCAAACGCTTCACATGGGACGAAGCTACAACATCATGGGTTGAAGTAACTCAAGGAGCCTGACATGGCGCAACTATCAGGGATGTGGACGCTCTCGCAGGTGACCCAAGCTGTAAAAGACAATAACTGGACTGGCATCCCTGCCCAGAATGTGGAGTATTTGATTGTTGCTGGCGGTGGGTCAGGTGGCTCTTCAACTGGAGGTGGTTGGTCTGGAGGTGGTGGAGCGGGAGGTCTGCTTGCTGGTTTTGCCGGAGTAGCTACAAGTTCTGCCATTACTGTAACTATTGGCGCTGGAGCCACTGGGCCGGGAGCGGGTACTAACACAAACGGTACGCAGGGCAGTTCGTCTGTTTTTGGATCAATTACTGCAACTGGTGGCGGTGGCGGTTCAAAAAGCGATGGAGCTATTGGTGGCTCTGGTGGCTCTGGTGGCGGAGCCGCACAAGGTTTTTTGGGTGGAAATGGAACAACTGGACAAGGAAATTCTGGAGGTAGCGGTAGTGGAGGTGGATACGGTGGTGGTGGAGGTGGGGCTGGGATTGTTGGTTTTGGTGCAACCGTTGGTAGAGGCGGTGCTGGTATTGCTTCTGGTATATCAGGGACAAGCACTGTCTATGCAAGTGGAGGCCCCGGACAGAGTAGCGGTGGCGCAGGTGGAGCTAATACTGGAGATGGTGGGCAAGGAGTAACTAACACTAGTACCGCAGGCGGTAATGGCGGTTCAGGCGTTGTCATTCTTCGCTATCCAGACACATTTAGAGCCGCAACAAGCACAACAGGTTCACCAACAATCACTGTGGCTGGAGGATTTAGGGTCTACCAATTCACAGCCTCTGGTTCTATTACGTTCTAAGATGAATGCGCTGGCTCCTACTGTTACTGTTGCTGGCACTGGTCGGGGCCGTAGCCAAGAGTGGCTGCCATGTGCGGGAATTCTACGGAATTGGCTACACAGTCCACGATCCCACGCAGCGGCACAAAGAGATGGTGGCGTGGCTCGACAAGAATGCGCCCTATTGCAAGTCAACCGAATACATGGTGATCTGGAACAACCTAGCAGAGTGGGCGGGCACGGCAGATTCCACATGGCTACGTAACAAAGTTGTACATGGATACAAAGATGCACTTGAGCGTGAAAAGAAATGATCCCGCCTATACACAAGTGGTATCCAATGGTTCAGCCGGGAGGCGAACCAACCAAGACAGATGCGCTTGAACGCAGGCAACAGCGTCTAGAAGAAGAATACAAACAAGCTTTGAAAATGACAAAGGTGAAGAACAAAATTGATGAACTTGAGGTTGAGTTGTACGTAAAAAAAGCAGAACGCAACCAACTAGCCCTTGAGATTTTTACCAACCGCAAGATAGACATATTGGTTTAAACATGGTCACAGCAAAGAAACCCCCAGCAAAGGTAGCGCCCGTTAAGCGGCGTACACCCAAGCCCAAAGCCGAGCAGACAATCAATGTGTCTGTTGCCGCGCCAGTACCTGTGAAAGCTGAAGCCAAGAAGGACGACAGTACCGTTGGTAAAGTCATTGGTTTAATTGAGTGGGTGGACAATCCGTTTAAACTGTTCACGGTCATTCTGTTGTCGTTCCTATTCTTTGCTGGCTATTTTGCTTGGGACTCACGTACAGTTATTTTGAACGCCATAACAAGTTCAAGCCACCAGCCTCAGCTTAAAGAGATTAAGGTGTTGGAGCACGTAGCCCAAAAGCTACAAAAAGATTTAGAAGCTGAAACGGTGTTGGTTCACAAGGTAACGCTCGTTGTAAACAGCAGGGTTACGCTACTTGCGTATGGCCCAAAGGGACGGGAAACCTTGCTTGACGGCTACAACTCCACCCTGTTTGGCAAAGACGTTGCCCGTAATTCAGCAGTAATTGCCATGATGAATGGGGAAGTCTATTGCGATAAGCTGGTAGCTTCTGGTAAAACATCAGAGTGGGAAGAAAAGCAGGGCGTAGGATTTATCTGCCGTGGCTCTATTCCGCCTGAGATGGGTGCTTTTGAAGGTTATATTTCTGTTGGATTTACCAAGGAACCGCAAGACCTTGGCGCTGTCAAAACCCGTATTAACCTAGCCGCCACTGAGATGGCTAAATAAGGAGTAACCATGCTTGATATTCTTTCTGGGGGCCTAATGGGTTCCATTTTTGGCGGCTTGTTCCGTATGGCTCCCGAGGTGCTGAAGTTCTTTGATAAGAAAAACGAGCGTCAGCACGAACTGCTAATGTTTACACGCCAGTGTGAGCTAGAGACGCTACGTGGTCAGCAGAAGTTGGCTGAGATTGGCGCTCAAAGAGAAGCCGCTATGGACGTAGGCGTAATGGATGCTTTCAACAACGCCATTACTCAGCAAGCTGAAATGGTCAAAGCCGCAGGCGGTTGGGTGGCTAGTCTGTCAGCATCAGTGCGTCCAGTCGTAACTTACTGGGTGCTGTTTGTCTGGTCGTTCATTCATGTATGGTTTGCATGGAACGCATGGCTTGGTGGTGCGCCAGCCGTAGAAGTTTTTAAAACCATGATGACACCTGACTTCTCGGCCTTGTTGTCTGGGACAATTAACTATTGGTTCCTTGACCGCACTCTGAAGCAACGGGGTATTTAAATATGAAACCTACCGCATGGTACGACCCAACTAACGGCATGGTCAGCACAGACAAAGACAGCCCTTTGTTTACACCGCTTGGTCAGGTGTGGCCTTTGTATCCACAGCGCACATGGGTAGGGCTGACGGATGAAGACAACATTGATTGGGATGGGGGCGACCTTAAGTCCCTTGTCAGAGCCGTTGAAGCCAAACTGAAGGAAAAGAACACATGACACCCGCAGAACTACTGCACACAGATGCCGCAAGGTATGCCACAAACCGAAAGAATGCCTACGTTGAAGCCATGAAGCGCGGTGAGGTTGACCACATGAGCGAAGATGTCCTCAATGGCAAGTGGTTGGCCCACTACGAAGGTTACCGTGAAGGTTACTGGGCCGCTGTTGGTGATAGCAAGTTTTCAACAGACCCCGCCAAGCTTAAAGAGAAACAATGAACCTAGAGTTAGCCGCCAGTCTGTGCCGTCAATATGAGGGCTACCGCGCCAAGCCCTACCTTTGTCCGGCTGGTGTGGCTACGATTGGCTATGGTTCTACTTACTACGCAGATAAACGCAAGGTGACTTTAGAAGATGCGCCGATGGATGAACCCACGGCAAGGGCGCTTTTAATGATTGAGCTTGAGCATACGTACCTACCGGGTGTTCTACGTAACTGTCCCGGTCTGATTACAGACGTTCGTAAGTGCAATGCCATTGTAGATTTTTGTTATAACTTGGGCACAGGACGCTTGCAGACTTCCACGTTAAAGAGGAAAATCAATGCCAATGATTGGGAAGGGGCAAAAGAACAATTGATGCTCTGGACTAAAGGTGGCGGCAAGGTATTGCCGGGTCTGTTTAAACGCCGCACGGCTGAGTGCGCTTTGTTGGATTAAGCGATGGCACTTAAGAAACTTGTACTGAAGCCGGGAGTTAACCGGGAGAACACCCGTTATACCAACGAGAACGGCTGGTATGAGTCCGACAAGGTTCGGTTTCGCCAAGGCACACCTGAAAAGATTGGTGGCTGGGCACGTATTTCAGTGTTTGCTTTTGTCGGTGTGTGCCGTTCCTTGTGGAACTGGATCACCCTTGAGAACTTGAACCTGATCGGAGTAGGTACAAACCTTAAGTTTTACCTTGAAAACGGCGGCGAATACTACGACATCACGCCTATTCGGGCTGCTGCTGTATTAAGCAATCCTTTTACCACAACAAACACAAGTGCCACGGTTTTGGTCACGGACGTGGCGCATGGCGCGGCCAATGGTGATTATGTAAGCTTCAGTAATGTAGCCACAGTGGGTGGTTTAAACCTTAATGGTGAGTTCCAAATAACTCTCATTGACGCAGATACTTACAACATCACGGCATCTACTACCGCTACATCCGGTGCGACTGGTGGTGGGACTACAGTATCTGCTGTTTACCAGATTAACACTGGCGTAGCCTACGAAACACCACAGACAGGCTGGGGCGCAGGCGCTTGGGGTTCTGGTACTTGGGGCTTTAGCGGAACAAGTAACGCCGCTTTGCGTCTATGGAGCCAGAATAACTTTGGTGAAGACTTAATCTATGGCTATCGTGGTGGCCCAATTTACTATTGGGATGCATCATTTGGCTTATCGCCAGCCTCCTTTACAGTCACAATCGCTTCTCCTGCTGTAGTTACTACGTCTATTTCGCTGGTTAACAACACGCCGGTTGTTTTGACCAACTCAGGCTATCCGTCTGCTTTGCCTACGGGTTTAAGTGTAGGCACAACGTACTACGTTAAAAGCTCTACCGGCACAACATTTAACCTGTCATTGACTCCCGGCGGCGCAGCTATTAACACTTCTGGATCGCAGTCTGGTACGCACTACATCATGCCTAATGGTGTAAACATCACGAGCTTGTCTGGTTCGTCTGATGCTCCAATCATCCAGAACTACATCTATGTATCTGACGTAAGCCGTTTTGTGTTTGCGTTTGGCTGTAACGACTACGCTTCTACAGTACAGAGTCCCATGTTGATTCGCTGGTCGGATCAGGAGTCTTTGGTTGATTGGACACCCTCATCCACCAATCAGGCCGGTAGTGTCACTTTATCTCACGGCTCAAGCATCATTACAGCTATTCAGACCCGTCAAGAGATCTTGGTATGGACTGACTCTGCCATCTATTCTCTCCAATACATTGGCCCGCCAGTAATTTGGTCTAGCCAGTTGATGGGTGACAACATTTCTATTCTGGGTCAGAACGCAGCCGCCCAAGCTTCAGGCGTGGTGTACTGGATGGGCGTAGATAAGTTCTATATGTACGATGGCCGCTTACAGACACTAAGCTGTGACCTGCGCCGCTACATCTACCAAGACATTAACCTTGACCAGAACCAACAAGTCTTTGCCAGTACCAACGAAGGCTTTAATGAAGTCTGGTGGTTCTACTGCTCGGCTGGCAGCTTAACTGTTAACCGCTATGTGGTGTACAACTACCTTGAGAAGGTCTGGTACTACGGCACTATGGCACGAACAGCATGGCTGGATTCTGGCCTGCGCGACTTCCCAGTTGCCGCTACGTACAGCTATAACTTGGTTAATCAAGAATACGGCTTAGACAACAATGAGACTGGTACGCCAGCAGGTATTGAGGCTTACATCTCTTCTGCTGAGTTTGACATTGACGATGGCGACAGATTTGGTTTTGTCTGGAGGATGTTGCCTGACCTGACATTCTCAGGCTCTGACGCTTCTCCTACGCCCGAAGTAACTTATACCCTGTACCCCATGCAGAACTCAGGCTCTGGTACTGGAACGCCATCCACAGCTAACGTAGACAAGCTGACCGGCGCTCAATACACAGTGACTGAAGGCTTCACTGGCCAGATCAATACACGGGTTCGTGGTCGCCAGCTTATCTTGAAGGTTGGTTCTTCTAACCTTGGGACAACATGGCAGTTGGGTTCTACCCGTATTGATATCAGACCGGACGGCAGACGATGAGCTTTATCGTTACGTCAGATTTTGAGCTTAACAAGGTGGCCGCACCTAATATGCCGCTACCACCAGTGGAGTACAACCGCCAGTATTTTGACCAGATGCTTAACATCTTGCGTCTGTACTTTAACAGGATTGATGCTTTAAACACGCAGTTAATAGCCGCTGGTGTAGTGCCTGCTTTGACTAATTACACCGTAGCTACGCTACCAAGTGCGGTTACATCAGGTAAAGGCGCAAGGTCTTTTGTAACGGATGCTTTAGGCCCAACATTTGGGGCAACCGTGGTGACTGGCGGGGCTGTTGCTGTGCCTGTATATTCTGACGGAACAAATTGGAAGGTTGGATAATGGCACGGTTTTCAGACGCAGAAATACGCGCTTATGTAGAAGCAAACATAGATAACCCTGCGGCTATTGCAGAGGCCGCCGCCGCTGCGGGCGTGTCTATGGCCGATCTGTCTCGTGCCACTGGTTTTTCTGTTGCTGACATTTCTGGTTATTTTGGAAACGCTGGCGTGTCAATCCCTGCTCCAGATAACTCTGCGGCTGAACGGGAGGCGGCTCGTATACAAGCGGCAAATGAAGCGGCGTGGGCAAAACAACAAGCCGAGAACGAAAGACTGTGGGCGGCGCAACAAGCCGAGAATGAGCGCAAATGGGCGGAGCAACAAGCGGCTGCTGCCGCTGCTGCTCGTCAAGCTGCTGCCGCACAAGCTGCCGCAGATAAAGCCGCTGCGGAAGCTGCTGCACGTGAAGAAGCCGCCAGAACCGCTGCCCAACAAGCTGCCGCTCAACGTGCTGCACAAGCGGCTGCGGCTGCACAAGCTGCGGCAGATAAGGCTGCTGCTGATGCTGCGGCGCAACAACAAGCTGCTGCACAGGCTAAAGCACAAGCTGATGCAGATGCTAAGGCTGCCGCAGCAGCTACAAAACCGACAGCTAAAAACCAAGTCTACGAAGACACTGCCGCAGCAGAAGATGCTGGCATTGCGTCATTACCAGCGGCTAAGGCCACGACTGCTAGTGCACCAGCCACACCTTCAGCCGTAGAAAAGTTAACGCAACAGATCCTAGCTCAAGGCACAACTAGTCAGTGGAAGGGTGAAGGCTTTGGTTCTGCTGAGAAAAACGCAGCCGACATGGCCAAGATTCTGGCTGATACCGGCATTACAGACATTAAACAGTTTGGCAAAGTCACTACTTACGCGCCTGCACAAGAAATTGCAAAAACGTATAACGGTGAGGTTGTTCGCACCCTAGACAATGGGGACGGCACAACTACTAATGTCATTGTTAGAGGTACAGGCCAATACGACCAAGATGGCAATGAAACAGTTACACAAGTAGCTGTTCCCGCAAACGCCAAATTAACTGCTGTTTATGGGCAAGACAATGGCAATGGTGAACTAGAAGCAATTGACCCCTCTAAAGTAACTATTAAAGATGGCAAAGCTGTAGTTGCCACCGGCGAGACTTTTGGTAACAAAGTTACAGGCACAGCGGTTGCCAGTACATACGGAGAGCGTCAAACAGGCAACGCTTTTGGTGGCACATATGCCGGTGAAGGTAACACTGGTTATCGGGTGCAGTTTGATGCACAAGGTAATCCAATTTTTTACACCACCAAAGCTTCCAGCAGCAACATTGGCGACCTTGCGCCCATCTTGGCTATTGCCTCGTTTATTCCTGCGTTAGCGCCGTTTGCTCAAGCTATCAATGCTGCGATTGCTATTGATCGTGGCGACATCCTTGGTGGTATTGCGTCACTAGCTGGCGTGGCTGGCATGTCTGAGGTATCTACCGGACTTAAGGTTGTTAAAGCTCTGGACGATGGCAACATCATGGGTGTTGTTACATCTTTGTTGGCAGATCCTAGCCTAGGCAAGTTGGCCTCTACCACCATGATTGGTGATGGCATTTCATTTGCAGACGCGGGCAAAACATTAAAAGTTCTTGATAGCTTAAACAAGGGTGATTTGCTTGGAGCGGCAACTACTGGCGCAGACCTGTCTGGCAGTTCTGATGCCCAAACTGCTGCCGCAGGTTTAGCCCTCGTTAAAGCTGCAAAAACTGGTGACTTTACGCAAGTGGCTGCTGCGGCTAATGGTTTAAACAACACTTTAAACGCCACTAACAATGTGGTCACGCAGTTACAAAACTCTGGGTTGGTGGAGAAAGGCACAAACACCAACATCCAAAATCTGCTAGATAGCATGTTAACTGTTGATGCTTCGGGCGCTAGAGACATTAACGCTGCCGCAGCTTTTGCTGCTGATTCTGGTTACAACAAGTTTGTGTTTGATGGAAAAACCTATACGCTGAACAACGACAATTCAGCCGCCACTATTGCCCAGCTAGAGGCGGATGCGCTAAGAACTAATACAGCCAACAACCTTAAAGGCGGTGAGTTTGATGGTGTTGATGCTCAAATAGCAGCCAACGCCAAAGCAAACAATACAGTTATTGGCAATGCAGAAGCTGACGACTTAACCCAAGCTGCTGCTTTAGCCAAAGCACGCAACCCAACGGGGACGACTTTCACCTTTGGTGGTAATACTTACACCATGGGTACGTCAAATGCTGCGGTTGCCGGTGCTTTAAACGAAACTAAACTGGCAGAAACCAAAGACAACATTAAAAACTCTGCATCGTTTAACGAAGCATTTGCTTTAGCTCGTAAGGATCTACCAGCCGGAACAGCGTTTGAATGGTTTAACCCTAAAACCGGCAAGACTGAAAGTTTTGTCAATGCTACGGCAGCAGAGCGGCCAGATCTGTCTACTGCTGTTAAACCCGCCACCGACCAATCTGACGCAGAAACTCAGCGTTTACTCAACCAAAGCAATGCGTTAGTCAAAGCTAATGCACCTAATGAAAGCTCGGCTGAAACAAGACGTTTAATTGCCCAGAATGAGGCATTAGATCTTGCGGCTGCCAAACAAAAAGCAGACGCAGCAAAAGCTGCCATTAACAGTGTATTGGGCGAAGGAACTGCATCCAATATCTTAATTCAAGGTTTGTCTAACATTAACCAAGCAACTGGCCAAACGTTAGACTTCTTTGGCGGCACAGCAGCAGCCATAGGCCTGACAGGCTCAAACAATGCATTAACTAACGCAGGTCAGTCTGTTACGCGCCTTGGCGAATCAATGCAGTTGGAGTCGGTTAATCAGGCCAATGCCAATGTGATCAAGGCAGTAAACGATGCAGATGGCTTGGGCGCAAAGATCATTGCCGGTGCAAAAGCTATTTACGACAATCCTCTGTCAGTCAACATGGCTGCGATTGAGGTTTTACAAGAGGCTCTTCCTCTTGGCATAGCATCCAAAGCTTATAAGTTGGTTGGCAAATTGGGCGCTGTGGGTATAGATATGGCTTTAAACGCCATTGAGTCTGGCGGAGCAGCATATAACGACAAGTATCGTGATGCGATCAAGGATGGCAAGACAGCCGCGCAAGCAGATGCTGAAGCTACTAAAGCTTTCTACATTGCCAGCGCCGTTACTGTGGCTACAGCCGGTGTTGTAGACACTGCGGTGATTGGAAAAATTACCAGTGCCGTTGAGAAAGCTGCAACCAAAGCTGGAACTGGTTTTGCCAAAGAAGGCGCATCTGAGTTTGGCGAAGAGTTCCTGACTTCTGCCATTACCGACTATGCTTTAACCGGCAAGGTTGATTTAAACAAGGCTTTGACACAAGGTGTTGTTGGCGGATTTGTAGCTGGTAAGACCACAACCAGTATTGATGCTGCTTCTCATCTTTCTAGCAGCGTGTCAGACGTGCAAAATACGTTTACACAAGAACTTAATAACGCAGGCATCAAGTCTTCTGACGGCAGCAACACAGTTAACTCCTTGGTTGATTCAAAAACCAATACTTTTATTGCGCCAAACAACATCACAAATACTCTTACAAACGCTGGCCTGATAGATACAACAAACGCAGATTTAAGTCCTGCCATGCAGTACGCAGCGGCTAATAACACTAGTACGCAGCAAGTGTATGACGCAATTAACGGCTGGATTGCGGCCAATCCTAATGCTACACAAGCGGAAATCATGACCGCTATGAACGGCGCTGGCTTGGATGTAGGTGATGTAGTTGCAGCCATGAGTTCTAAAGCCACTACTGACAGCATTGCCAAAGCGGCTGACACTAGCGGCATAGCCGGTTTGACTGGCACTAAGACCAAAGGCAAAACTGACGCTGAAATAGCCGCTGAAGTTGAAGCTGCTGCTAAAGCACAAGCCCTTGTGGATGCTAAAACCAAAGCTGATGCTGCTGCTGCAAAACTTGCCGCTGACACCCAAGCTGCAATTGAGGCACAAGTTACAGCCGCTGCTGAAGCCAAAGCTAAGGCTGAAGCCAAAGCCGCTCTTGACGCTAAGATTGCAGCCGATGCTGCCATTGCGGCTGAGGCACAAGCTAAAGCAGATGCTGCTGCTAAAGCGGCTGCTGATCAAGCCGCTGCCGATGCCGCCGCCGCTACTGCCGCCGCTGAAGCTGCCGCCAAGGCTGATGCCTCTACTAAAGCGGCTGCGGATGCCGCTGCTGCCGCTGCGGCTGCCGCTGCTGCAAAATCTGCCGCTGATGCTAAAGCCGCTTCTGATGCGGCGGCTGCTGCTGCCGCTGCAAAAGCTGCTGCGGATGCTCAGGCAAAGATTGATGCCAAGACTGCTGCCGATGCACAGGCGGCTGCTGATGCTGCTGCTGCTCAGGCCACTGCTGCTGCTAAAGCTGCCTCAGATGCACAAGCCGCCGCTATAGCTCAGGCCGCTGCCGATGCTCAAGCAGCCGCTGACGCTGCTGCTGCTGCAAAAACTGCGGCTGATGCTAAGGCTGCGGCTGATGCCCAAGCTGCCGCTCAGGCTGCTTTAAACGCTTTGGTTGCAGCTAAAACCACAACGTCTACCGCAACCGATACAGCCACGGACACCACAACTGATACGTCTACTACGGCAACAACAGCGGCTAACACCAATGCAGCTACCAATGCCGCCACTAATGCGGCTACAAACACTGCGACCAATACAAATGCTGCCACTAACACTAATGCGGCAACTAATACTGCAACAAATACGGCTACGGATACCAATACCAACGCGGCCACAAATACCACCACCAATACAAACCCTACAGTCAACACCAATCCGACTGTAAATACCAACCCAACGGTGAACACAAACCCCACCGTTAATACTAACCCGACTGTAAACACAAATCCTACAGTCAATACTAATCCGACCGTTAATACAAACCCAACGGTAAATACCAATCCGACAGTCACCACTAACCCCACGGTTACAACGAATCCGACTGTTAATACAAACCCAACCGTTAACACTAACGTTAATGTTTCCACGCCTGACGCAATCACAGTTGGTGATGTATCAATTCCCGGAACATACACGCCACCGGATGTATTAACGTCGATTACGTCAACTACACCAACTACGCCAATTACAACAACTCCAACAGTTACGGAAGTTACGCCTACCACGCCCACTACGCCAGTGGTCAAGCCGCCCGTCAAGAAGACATCTACGCCAACTCAAACGCAGATGCCACAAAGCGGTGGTGGAGGCCAAGATATAGCCGCTCCGTTGGCAAGTGTGTTCTATTACGGCAAGGACTTTGGTGGTCAGAAGCAGCAAGTTGCCCCGACGGGCGATTTGATGATGTCTCCGTACCATGAACTAAGTGTTACCAAGGCGGGAGCAGAACCAGAGCCGCAAGCAATTCCTGTTGCACAAGAAGCAAAAGGCGGCGAAAATGACATAGCTGCGTTACTTCAACAAATCATGTCTTCTGGCGATAACAACATGACGCAAGAAGAGTTAATGCAAATTATTCAAGCAAGAGGCTAATATGGGTGAAGAATACGATTTTTTTGCGGATCCTAGGAACGATGCATTTGCCTACAATGACTTGGGGGCATCTCCATCTAACTCTCAAATCCTGTCGGATATAAATTACAGTCCCAGTATGTTAAGCAGCCTTGGCAGTCTTCTGTCGGGCGGTTCTGGATCCATGGCTCAGATAGCAAGTCTGGGCGGGCTAGGAGCTTTGCTTAATTCTTTAGGTGGTTCTAGTGGCGGCGGTTACAAAGGCTATCAAGGAAGCATACCAAAGTACACAGCTTCACGTACTCAGTACGCACCTCCTGTGAGTACAGTGAATCGTGGCCCTGCACCTTCCAACGAAGCTGTCATGGATTATCTAAAGCGTCCCGGTTTAAACGATTCTATGATTGCTCGTTCAATGAATGAGTATGGCGTTTCTCCTCAACAAGTTGCTAGTGTGACTCAAACGCCGTTGGCTGACATTCAGTCTCGTTATCAAGCTGCGATGGGGCCAAACGCAGGCATGGCACGTCGCCCCGGCTCAGGTGGTGTAACGTACTTCTCCCCTATGGTTTACACGCCCCAAGGCGCTGCCCCAGCAGCAGCCGCTCCAGCGGAAACCGCTCCGGCTACTGTAGCTCCAGCAGTTGAAGATAAGTCTTATCAAGTCTTTGCCGCAGGCGGTATGGCTCATGGCGGGTTAGGATCTTTAGGTCATTACTCCGATGGTGGTCACTTGCTTAAAGGGCCGGGCGATGGCGTGTCTGACTCTATCCCTGCGATGATTGGTAACAAGCAACCAGCCCGTCTGGCCGATGGCGAGTTTGTCATCCCAGCCCGTATTGTTTCTGAGATCGGCAATGGATCTACAGACGCAGGAGCACGTAAACTATATGCCATGATGGATCGCATCCAGAAAGCTCGTGGCAAGACTTTGAAGAACGTTGCAGCCAACACCAAGGCTGACAAACATTTACCAGCGTAAGGTTTAAACATGGCTACATCACCTATTGCAGGACTAACCCCCCAATCTGGAGGAACATCCTCCTCCACCCTATCTGAATGGGCAGGCCCGTATGTAACGGATATGCTTGGCAAAGCCCAAGCGATTGCCGATCAGCCTTATGCTGTGTACGGTGGCCCACAGACTGCGGGTGAGTCAGGCTTACAGTCCAAGGTCTTCCAAGGCTTGGGCAATCTGTCCTTCCCCGGCCAACTTGGTCAATCATTTAGCTCTACAGGTGCGTATCAGCCTCCTCCAATGACCCCCGGTGTTTATAGCCCCGGAGCCGTTGGCACAGGCGCAGGCGCTCCTCCTATGGGCGGTATGGGTGCACCTATGGGAGGTCAGCCTCCTTCCGGTCAACCTACTGGCGTAGCGGCTCAGTACATGAATCCATACTTGGATTCAGTCCTCCAACCTCAGTTGGCAGAAATGCGCCGTCAGTCCGAGATCAATCTCCAACCAAGCATGGCCAAGTTAACCCAAGCCGGTGGTTATGGTGGCGGCCGTCAGGCCATTATGGAGTCTGAGGCTAACCGCAACCTACTTCAAGAGCAGAACAAGACTATCGGCCAAGGGTACGCAAATGCGTACGACAAGGCCATGGGTCAATTTAACACTGAGCAGGGTCAAGCTAAGACTTTGGCTGACATGATGTCTGAGGCCGGTGGTCAACAGCGTGGTATTGAACAGCAAGGTATCAGCGCAGACTACAACGAATTCCTCGCACAACGTGATGATCCAATGAAGAAGACGCAGTACTTGCAGTCTATGCTTCAAGGTCTGCCTATCTCTACGGTCACCAACACAGCCGCCCAGCAATCTGGCCTTGGCTCTTTGGTGTCTTCAATCGGCGGTATGGGTTCTATCATGGACTCATTGAACAAGTTTAAATTGACCTAAGGGTTCGCTATGAATCTGATCCAAGTACAAGAGCACCTCAAGGATATGCCCATGAGGGCAATCATGGAATACGCTAACGGGAAGAACCCTCAGGTTCCTCCCTATTTGGCTTTGGGTGAATTAAACCGCCGTAAGCAGATGGAGCAATCCGCAAGGACAGGCACACCTCCTGAGGGCACAGTCAAAGACAAGCTTGAGAAAGAGATCACAGGACAGGCTACCGACCTCATGCAGGCCGGTGCTGCCCGTCAAGCGCAGTCTAATGAACAGCTTCAACAAAGCCTGATGGGTCAACCCCAGCCAGTGCCAGAAGGTACGCCTCAGCCTCCACAGCCAGAGGAGCCAATGCCAGAGATGCAACAGATGGCTGCGGGTGGTTTAACTTCTTTGCCCACAGGAGGCATGTTTAAATTTGCAGGAGGCGGCGGTGTCGTTGCTTTTGCCGATGAGGGTTTGGTAGTTGACCAAGCTGAACAAGCCGCTAGAGATGCCAAGGCGGCTTTGCGTCAATATGGTTTACGCCAACAACAACAAGATCCTCAAGGTTTTGCTGCGGCGCAACAAGCTGCTGCTGCGGCTGATGCTGCTGTAAACGATGCAAGACGTGCTGCGTTTGGTAGTGATACTGGCCCTGCCGGGGCTTTGGGTCAAAGCATGGGTGCGCCTGTGCGTAATGCACAACAACAAGCTGCGGCTCGTGTGCAACCCACCTTTAGTCCTGATGATCAAAGCGCGGCAGAAACAGCCCGTCTGGCTCGTCAGAACGCAGGCCCACCTATGGGGATTGCCACAGGCACAACTCCTGATGCATCTATGATGCCTCCCCCCATGCCCGGTGGCGGTGGTGGGATACCATCATTAAAAATACCTAAAGGCCCATCATTTGAAGCGCCTGATCCAGATGCTTATGATAAGAAGCTTGCTGCGTTTAAACAAGCAAACCCCGGTTTGGCTGGCAGCGAGTTCCAGAAGTTATTGGATAAGATTGCTCAACAGGATGAGGCTGACCGCGCTCGTTTCATTACACAAGAAAAAGGCCGTACACGTGCTGATTTCTGGAAATCATTGATTGACGCAGGCGAAGCTACCCGTGGACAAAAAGGTCTGGGTGCTTTGCTAGGTGGCTTTGGTAAATCTGCTGGCGCTTCTGAAGCGGCTGCGGCTGATCGTGCAGATGCACAAGCCAAGATGCGTCGTGATCAAGAGATGGGCATGGCTAAGATGCGTGCCGAACTTGAGGCTGCCCGTCGCGCTGAAGCTCGTGGTGACTTTGAAGGTGCGTTTAAACATCGTCAAGATGCTGAAAAAATTGGCCGTGATCTGCAACAAACAGAATTTGCCAACCAAATGGAAGGGGCCAAGTTGGCTGAACAGGCTCGTGGTCATAGCATTCAAGCGGCTAGTGCCAACCGCGATCCTGAGCTTATTAAGATTGCTAGGTCAATCCACAAGCCCGGTATGCCATGGGAAGAGGCTCTTGATCGGGCGGCGCATTATGCACGTGGCGCTCAATATGAGACTGTGGCTCAACGCGAGAAGGCCGCACTGGGTAAAGACTTGTCAGCCAAGACCAACATGATTGACATGCAGTTGGCTATGACCAAGCCCGGCTCTTCTGATCACAAAGAACTAATGAATCAGCGTCAACGAATCATTGATCAATTCTTAGCCGACCAGAAGATGTTGGGTGGTAAACTTGGTGGCAATGCGCCAGCCGCAACCGTCCCCGGTAAAGTTGAACGACTTGGATAAGACATGGCAATTTATCAGTACACCGCTCCTGATGGGCACAAGTATCGTGTAGAGGCTCCAGAGGGCGCTACTGATCAACAGGTGTATGGATTAGTGGTGCAAAATTATCCGTATGCGGGGCAAACTACCAAAGAACTTGAAGAGACTAAGCGTGCACCGAGCACCATCAAGGACATTGGTCTAGGTGGCCTAGGAGCGTTGGCCGGTGGCATACAAGGCTTGACAAACATTGCCGGTGTAGATAACCCAGTCTCCAAAGGCTTGGGATCTATACAGCAATACGCACAAGAAAATCTTAGCCCTGCTCGTCAGGAAGAGTTAGCCATTCAAGGTGAATTAGAAAGCCGTGCTCAAGGCACTGGTTTGGCTAACGAAGTTGGCACTGGCATACGTCGGTTTACACAGGCTCCTGTACAGGGCACGGTAAACGCATTGCTTGGCAGTGCTCCTATCATTGCTGCGGGTTTTATCCCCGGTGGGCAAGCCGCCGCAGGCGCAAGCCTAGGAGCCAGAGTATTGGCTGGAGCACGTGGAGCCACTGGTATCGGTGGTTTGATGGGCGTTGGTGGTCAGAAAGGTCAAGACTACGAAGCAGTTAAACAAGCCTTGTTGGACAAGGGTTTAGACCCAGCTATTGCAGAACAAAGAGCGTTAGAGGCCTCTGCATATTCATTACAGAATGCTCCACGTCAACTTCTTGCTGGCGGTGCTGGTGCAATGGAAGGCATGTTTGGTGTTGAGCAAGCTTTGGCTAATGCTGCCAAGAAAGTCAGCAAATCTACCGGCGCAGCAGCATTGGATGCCCCTACGTTTAAACGTGCTGTTGGAACATCTGTGCTGGGTGAAGGCGTACCTGAAGCCATTCAAGCTGGTGTTGGTCAAATTGGAACTAACGTAGCTTTAAACCAGTCTGGTATTAACACCGATCTCACTGAAGGCTTGGCCGGTACAGTTGCACACGATGCTTTAGTTGGCTCTGTATTGGGTCTTGCTGTTTCTCCTGTGCAGATGTCTAATTTGCAACGTGAATACAAACAATCAAAAGCCGATGAACAAGCTAGAAAGCAAGCTGAAACTGACGCACAAATACAAGCTGCGACACAAAAGGCAGAAGCCGAGCGTGCTGTTCTTCAGAAACAGACCGATGACATCCAAAAGCAAATGGAGCAACAGCAAGCTATTGCTTTGCCTGCACCGGCTGAGGAAATCCCCGTTGAAGAAGTACAGACCGATCCGCTCAAGAATCCTTTAGGCAACATCCGTAAGAGCGAAGTTCCTTTTGACATCTACAAACAAATTGATGAGTACCGCAAAGGTGCTGGCCTTCCCAAGCTCAAGGAGTACTCGATTGAGGACTTTGTGGATTCTATGCCGGGGCAGAACCCCAAGGCAGAGCAAGGCCTATTGGATGAGCTTATCACCGCCAAGTCTGGTTATGCCGGTGAGAAGTACACCGCACAAGACATCCTAAATCAAGCCAAGCTGAAGAACGTAGACACCAGTACCAAAGGTTTCAAAGATTTCTTAGCTAGAACCACTGGTGCAAGCGCACTGGAACAGATGTCTCAGCCGCAGCTACATGCTGCGTTTAAAGCGTTAAACAACCTGCCAGCATCGGAAGGTTTAAACATCCTGCCCGAAGGCACAAACGCACGCCGGTTTGATGAGAAGCAATACGACAAAGCCATCAAGGGTGTAGACTTTTTGTTGGCAGAACTGGGCGTTCCTGTAGATCCTAAGGAAGTCATCAAGACCATCAAGGAATACACGAACCTTACAGAAGACTCCCATGCCGGAGCTATTCTAGATACAGCCATTAAGAACGGTGACGTTGACCTGATCAAGACACCTCGCTATGAGATCTATGATCCCAAGACGGGAACTGCCCTTCCGTCCACCTACACATCTAGGACTGCTGCACGCGCTGCGGCAGCCAAGCGTGGTTTAAACGTTAGGCAGATTACAACAGATGCCATCGCTGCCCCCGCCACCTCCGCCACGCTGCCCGAAGGATTTGACATCCGCGAAGGTGCGTTTAAAGAGGGTGAAGCTCCAGCAGGTTACGACGTGCTGGCCGGTGAAGAAGTGCTGTTTAAAGCTAACACAGTCGAAGAAGCCAACGCCAAAAAGGACAGCTTTGAGCGTACCCGTGCCGGTATGGCTAACGCCCGTGAGAATCAAATCACGCAGTTGAACAACGCCATCGAAGCAAGCCAAAAGCGTTTAACCACCATGGAGGCTCAGGGCAAAGGTCAGACGACCGGTTACCAAAAGGCCGCCGGTAAGCATGCCAAGCTGGTCGCAGACACTCAGGCAAAGATTGCCGCCCTGACAGAAGAGATCAAGAAGTTTGATCCTAAGGTCACTGCGCTTGCAGTCAAGCCAACAGGCACTAAAGCCATTGGCCGTAAGGGCTACACGGTGTTTGAACAGGGTCAGGCACGTGCTACATATCCATCCCGTCAAGCGGCTGAAGAAGGCATCTTGGCCGACATGGATGAGAAGCAACTGCAAGAGTTGACTCAGCAACAAGGCCGTCGGGCGGTTGGTAAGAAGGCTCAGGCTGAACTGGAACGCAGAACTGCACCCAAGCCTACAGAAGGTAAGCCTGTGTCTGAGGTTCTGGAAGGCATTGAAACTGAAGCCAAAGCCGCCAAGGCAAAGGCTGAAGCGGCCAAAGAGACACCCGGCCTCAAAGAGAAGATGGCGGCTGTCGAAGCCCAACTCAAACCCATCCTCAAGAAGTTTGGCCTTGGTGATGTCAAGCTGAACCTTGTTGAGAAGCTGGACTCAGAAGGCTCCTACAACGAGAACCTGATCAAGATTGCCTTGGAAGAAAAAGAACCAGTGCGTATCTTGCGCCATGAGGCTTTGCACGCTCTAAAGGATTTAAACTTCTTTACGCCTCAGCAGTGGAATGCGCTTGAGCGCATGGCTAAGAGCGATTGGACTGACAAGTATCTGAAGAAGAAGATTGTTGAGCACAAGGGCAAGCGCATGTCTGCCTATGATGCTTATGTTGACATCTACAACAATGACATGGCTAAGGTTACAGAAGAAGCCATTGCTGAAGCCTTTGCTGACTTTGCCAATAACAAGCCACCAGCAGGAATGCTGGCTGCACTACTCAAACGTTTAAACGACTTCTTCACTGCGCTGCGTAATGCACTGAACGGTGCTGGTTTTCAGACTTACGAAGATGTGTTTGGCAAGATTGAGCGTGGCGAACTGTCTCAAAAGCCAAGCGCATGGAAGGCTAACGACAAAGTTAAAGATGATGCGGTCAAGTACTCCATGAAGTTTGGGATTGATCCGTATACCTCTGAAGGTCAGATCAACGTTCCGTTGGATGGCGACAACACACGCTTCTCCATCAAGCAACCCTATGATCAGAAGAAACTTAGCAAAGACGAGACATTAAAGAACGACCCAATTACAGGTCTGCCTTTAAACGCTAACGGCACAGTGACGTTGTACTACCCAACGACCAACGAGTCGGCTAGGGATCTTGCTGAAACCCGCAAGCTCAAGGGCCACTCGCCTACAGCCAACCGCATCTACTTGACCAACGAGTCCAGTTCGGCTGCGATCACAAACAAGCCCGGCATGATTGATCAACCTGTGGGTGGTGCGAACGTATTGCTACAAGTAGATCCATCTGTGATCCATTTGTTAGAAGAGCACTCAGATGGCCGGAAAGATTTCTTTATCCCAATCGCAGAAGGTAAAGCGTTTGAGAAGAAGATGGCTCAGACCAAGCTGTTTACACTCAATGCGCCGCGTACCAAAGGCCTACACCCTGACCGCACTCTGAAGCAAGTTACGACCGCAGTAAACGATGCGGCCACTAAGTGGGCTAACTCTTCTGCGGCAGATCGTCGCATCATGGCACGTAATGCCAAAGATGTGCTCCGTGCAGAGCACAACATCAGTCGCTTGTTTGGTGCTAACTCCAAGCTGGAGAAGACCAATATCGGTGAATACGGCCTGACATACAACGGCAAGAAGGTCATGTCCACAGGACTTGGCTTTGCTTCAGCACAGAAGATCAATGACGAGCAACGTGCCACCACATGCCCTCAGTCAGGCATCTGCGAGGACTTGTGCCTTGGAGAAACCTCTGGACAGAACTTGCTGTACGGTGGCGAAGGCCAGTGGCGCTCAGGCCCACGCCTGTCTCAGTACTTAAAGACTGAGGCTCTAGTGGTAAACCCTGAGGCGTTTGCCATTGCCATGATCAAGCAGATTGAATCATTCCGCAAGGCAGCACGGGATTTGGATTACCACCCGGCTATTCGTTTAAACGTTACATCTGACTTCAACCCTAGCACGTTTGAGAACATTATCAACATGTTCCCTGATGTGACCTTCTACGACTATACAAAGCTAGATACCAAGCCAATCGCACCTAATCATCATTTGACCTATAGCTCAACTGGTGCATCGCAGGTTGTTGATAAGAAGACGATCTTTAACAAGTTCTCTAATTGGGATCGCATGGTAGACAAGATTCTGCCTAGCGGTCGCAATGTGGCTATGGCGTTTACAAGCCGCTCATCCATGCCTAAGTTTGTTAAGGACGAAAGAACTGGCAAAACGTTTGAGGTGTGGAATGGTGATGAGTACGATGCTCGTTTCCTTGACCCAGTCAAAGAAGGCGGTGACGGCTTAATCATTGGCCTGACCAACAAGGACAACACCACCAAGCCTGAGGATGCGGCAGAGAAGCACAATGGCTTCTTCCTTGATTACGATCCTGAGCGTGATGGCGATACATTGGTTATCCCCAACCAAGAGAAGCTAAAAGGCGACCAAGGTCAGCCAGTTACATTTTCTAAGAAGCCACGGTTTAGCTTGCGTAGCGTTCCACCAGAGCCGGGCACAGAACCAATTCCACAAGGCATGGTTCGGTTGTACCACCAAACAGACGGGCAGTCTCTAGACAAGATTGCCAAAGAAGGTTTGTCAATCAAGTACGCCAAAGGCATTGAAGGCCCGAAGGCTATTTATGCCGGAGAGCAACCATTCTATGGCGCGGCAGACTCACGCCCAACGTTAGAGTTCTTTGTGCCTAAAGCGCAGTGGGATGCTCCATTTGTGCTTGAGGATGTTAAGCCTGAACAGATCATTGCGGCTCATTACCCTTGGCATAAAACTGCTCGTTACTTGGAATCTGAGCCACAGTCTATGCAATCTGCATTAGACGGCCAATATGATGATTTAAAAGATCCAGACACATCTAAGGCCGTGGAGTACATCAAAGAAAAGTACAGCAAGACTGATGAGCGTATGAGCCTGCGTGATGCGCCGGAAACGCCTGAGTTTAAACAGTTCTTTGCTGGCAGCAAGGTTGTTAATGAAGATGGCTCCCCCAAAATCATGTACCACGGTACAAACAAAGATTTCAATGAGTTTGTTATTGCTGAAAAAGCAAATAGAACAGGAATGCCTGACGGCTTTTATTTCACATCCGATATAGACGATGCAAACCGATACGCAAAAGGTGAAGGCGCTAACGTTATTCCTGTGTATCTAAGTATTAAAAATCCATTTAACCTTGGCGAGAAAAATAAAATCTCCAAAGAAATGGTTATGCAGTTTAGGGATGAATTACGTGCAGACAACCCCGACCTACCGTTTAGTTGGATACAAGAAAAAGTTGCTATTTTTAAAGAAAATACTGCCGCCGGTAGGTTTCCGTTTCCCAGTATTAGTTTCCCTACAGCAGCAATGCAACGGGTGTTTGAAGTTGGTGGCTACGATGGTTTGATTGACGGGGGTAGAGTTTTTGTTGCTTTTAATTCCAATCAAGTTAAGTCTGCAATTGGCAATACTGGTGCGTACAGCAAGTACAACCCTGATGTGCGCTACAGCTTGCGTGAATCCACTGACCCGGACACTGTTAGCCGTGTAAACGCAACAACGACTACCCGCGAAGAGAAGGGCTATGCCGAGCGCATAACTAAAGCTTTGAGCGGTGATTCATTCTCTGCATTGCGTGCTGAGGCGTTAAATCGCTACAACCGACTGGCCGACGTAGATAAAGCTGTGGTTAAGAAGAGGGGCGGCGCGGCCTTGATGGCTGATGAAAGCGCAGAGGCTGGAGCCTTGCAGTCTGACTTAGCCGCAGGGGTTACCGCATCTGTGTTGGGTGTACACGACCGCAACGGTGGTATCCCTGTGTACGCCAATGGCGTGACCAAAGCCTTCAATGACAATGGGAAGATCAAAGGCCCAGTGGCTATCTTTGCGCCTTTGTCTAAATACAATGACCCATACATCTACCAGCTTTACCAGTTCTGGGCTGCTGCCCAGCGCGGATCTCGTTTAAACGAACAAGGCCGTCCCGACATCTTTACTGACGCAGATCTCGTAAAAGCCCAGCAGTTGGAAAAAGACCATCCTGAGTTCCGTCAGATCCAAGCCGAATGGAATGTTTACAACAACGGCTTGATGCAATTCTTAGTGGACACAGGCGTGTTGTCAGAAGGTGACCGCGCTAGGTTCACTGAGTATTCAGATTACATCCCGTTCTATCGTCAGATGGAAGGCGAGAAGACCATCGGGCCAAACTTGTTCCAGTCTATTTCTGGTGTCAAGAAGCCTAAGAAGCTCAAAGAGGGCGAAGACAAAGCGCCTTTGGCTGATTTCTTGGAAACCATTGTCCGTAACACGCAGTCATCTATCCAGATGGGTATGAAGAACGTTGCGGCACAGCGTGCCATCGACAGGGCGTTGGAAATTGAGATGGCTGAGAAGTTGCCACCCAACTCCAAAGCAGGACTTGACACAGTTCAGGTGCTAGAAAAAGGCCAAGTCGTTACTTATCAAGTAGCTGATCACTTGTTCATCAACGCTGTTAAGAGTTTAAACATGCCAGAGTTGCCGTTCATCGGCCTGCTTTCTGGCCCGGCCAACTTTTTGAGGAACATGGTGACCAAAGATCCCGGATTTATGTTGGCTAACATGGTTCGAGACTCAATGGCGGCATACGTAACTAGCGGTGTCAAGATGACTCCCATCGCAGATACTGTGTCAAACTTTGGCAAAGCCATGGCAGGCACATCCCCAGAATTTGAGGCGCTTTTAAACGCTGGTATTGGTGGCGGCTACGAGTTCTCTCAGAACATTGAGATGAGCGCCAAGGCGTTTGAGAAAGAGCTTAATAAAAAGTACGAAGGCAAGACGTTGTTCCAACGCATCTTGAATCCAATGAGCGCACCTACAGCTTTGTGGGAAGCTTTGGAAAAAGGTACAACTGCGTCTGACATGGCGACAAGGATGGAGGTGTATAAACGCACCTTAGCCGAGACTAACAACGAGGCAGAAGCTCTGCACCGCGCCCTTGAGGTGATGAACTTTAACCGCAAAGGTAGCTCTCCGGTCATCCGTATTCTGACTGCGGCCATCCCGTTCTTAAACGCCCGTATGCAGGGTCTGGACGTGCTCTATAGAGCGTCGTTTGGCGAGATGAATAACAAAGATGCGGCCATGATTCAGAAACGTTTCATTGTCCGTGGCCTGACCATGGCCGCTCTGTCAGCCATGTACTGGACGCTGACTCATGATGACGATGAGTACAAGAAACAAGAACAGGAAACCAAAGACAACAACTGGCTTGTCCCATCCTTGGGCATCAAGATCCCAATCCCGTTTGAGATTGGTGTGATCTTCAAGGTGATCCCTGAGCGGATTATGGCTTTGACCTTAGGCCAAGACACAAACAAAGACTTCATGGACTCTATGGCTAGGAATCTGCGTTCAACACTGGCCATTGACTACTTGCCACAGGCTATCAAGCCTTTTGTGGAGACAGAGACTAACTTCTCCCTGTTTACACGCAGACCTATTGTTGGCCAAGGTTTAGAAGGCGTTGCCCCGGAGTACCAAGTTGGCCCCGGAACATCGTCTGCCGCCGCCGCTTTAGGTTCTCAATTAGGCATGTCGCCCATGAAGATCGACCACTTGATTCAGGGCTACACCGGAACAATGGGCATGTACATGGTCAGCGCCTTGGACGGAATCATGAACATGAATGCCGAGAACCCTAATGCGTCTAAACGCTTTGAGCAGTTGCCATTCATCAAACGCTTTGCGCTGGATCCAGAGGCCAGAGGTACAGTCACCAGCTACTACGATTTGAAGAACGCCACAGATGAAGTGGTCAGAACATCAAGCTTGCTTGAGCGCACCATGAACTTTGAGGAACGTAACAAGTTCATGAAGGAAAACATCAAGATGCTTGCCACTAAAGATTACATCCTAGACCTTGAGAAGACCATGAAAGAGTTCCGTCAGGCTCAGGTCATGATCCGTAGTTCCAAGATGGATGCGGATGCCAAGCGAGATGCGCTCCTAAGAATCAACCAAGCTCAGAATGCCTTGACGGCTAATATCAACTTCCTCAAGTCGAACATAATGTGAGATGACCCCGCTCGAATAACCATCCAATGGTTCCTCGGTGGGCTTCATCCCATGCCGCAAACCTAGCCGATTTGGTCATGTCTTTGCCTTGGTCTATCTTCATGTGGCACACATAGCACAAGGCCGCAATCCGATAGTCGTGAGCCTTGATGCCCATCCCCTTGCCATCGCGTTGTTGATTGGAGTGAGCGGCTACCACTGTCCCATCCTCAGTCCCGCATCTCTGACAAGGGCACTGCCTGACAAGGTCAAGCAGTTTCCTATTCCGGTACATCTTGCTTGCTTATAAATTCAATGTAGTTAGCAATCTCTTT